TGTTTCTCAAACAGGTCAACTCTTATAGGGATGACATTAAAGAGAAAGGCATGACGTTCAAGCTCAAGGCCCGAGCACAAGCCGAAGAACTATTGACAACAAGCTGGACATTAATTCACTCTCCAGAAGTATCGCCTGCAGTTAAAGCGGACTTGATAAAGTCTACTGTTAAGTGGGGCGGACTAGAACCAAAGAATGACACAGCCGTGGAGGGAGCAGGTGGCGGAGTTAAAATTACAATTAACCTCGGAGGTCAAGAGCACATCGCAACAACCGTCATTGATCAAGAACCTGAGGGAGAAGTTCTCGAAGACTTACGAGAAGATGCCGATGGCGACATTCAAGACGTTGGATGATTGCGAAGTAGTAGCGCAGTTGCTTGAGGTAGAAGGTATTGGGTTTAGACAGAAGGTGTTGCGTAATCGCACGACCACTGAACCCTACGCCATAATTTTATATGGTGACTTATGAATATAGACTTTACACCATCACGGACTTGTGCGGCGTTTATGAACTCCGATGCAAAGATGCGTGTACTTATGGGGCCAGTCGGGTCAGGTAAGTCTGTGGCGAGTTGTTTTGAAATTGTCCGTAGGGCATCACAACAAGCCCCAGGTCAGGACGGGGTGAGACGTTCCCGTGCCGCTGTTGTTCGTGAAACCGTTCGTCAGCTGACTGATACGACCATTAAAACGTTTCTCGACTGGTTCCCACCAGGCACTTGTGGCAACTTCATGCGTACCACCAAGACCTACTTCTTTAAGGTTGGTGATGTCGAGTGCGAGATTATGTTTCGTGCACTCGATGATGCAGACGATGTAGCAAACCTAAACTCACTTGAGCTGACCTTTGCGTGGTTCAATGAGTGTAGAGATATTAACTCAGAGATTGTGGACGCCATGTCCAAACGTATTGGTAGATTCCCGTCTGCTAAAGATGGAGGCCCATCATGGTTTGGTATGTGGGGTGACACAAACCCCCCGACTATGGATACATGGTGGTATTACCAGATGGAGAAGCTAGACCCGAAGGATGGGGTCAGTGACAATGATAATGGTTGGGATGTGTTTAAGCAACCCTCAGGCAGAAGCACTCTCGCAGAAAATGTGGAGAATCTACCAGATGGATATTATGACACCCAAGGACGTTCAGAAGAATATGTCCGAGTCTTTATTGACGGAGAATACGGACTCAGTTCAGCGGGACAGCCCGTGTATAAATACTTTCGCCCAGACTATCATATGGGGTCTGGGACTCTTAATCCTATTATTAATGGTGTTCGTCCCATCATTATTGGTATGGATTTAGGCTTGACACCTGCTGCTGTTTTCGGGCAACAAGATCCCCGTGGGCGAGCGTTGATACTCGATGAAGCTGTCTCCTTTGATATGGGTATCCAGCGTTTCGTCCGCACGATTATTCGCCCACTTATATATGACAGGTTTTCTAGTGCTCCTATTGTTATTGTGGTTGACCCTGCTGGTACGCAGAGAGCACAGACCGATGAGCGTTCTGCTGTCGATATAATAAAAGCAGAAGGCTTCAAAGTGTTTCCTGCAAAAACTAACAGTGTGTCAGCTAGGCTATCGGCTGTTGATGATTTTCTTATGCGGCAGGTAGACGGAGACTCAGCCTTTCTGGTTGACCCCCGTTGTACGCATCTTAAGTCAGCCATGATGGGTGGGTATAGGTTTCATCCAAAGAATGGTAACGTTGAAAAAAATAAACACTCACACATAGCTGAGGCTTTACAATATCTGATGCTGCATATACACTCAGTTGGTGAAGGTGCACTGACGCCACAAGCTAGAGACATCAAGCGAGTGGCAGCTGTGGGCTGGACTTGAGATATACCTCCCTTGGTTGGAGATACTCCACTGTCGCCAACCGTACACTATGCCTCGTCAAGTTTTCTCCTTTCTACTTGACGGGGCATTTTTTTCAGGTAAACTATAACAGGTTGTCAGTTATTGGAGGTGACTATGGGTACATGTGGAGGCGGTAAACCTTACAAACGTATGTCGGATAATCCCAAAATGAATGGGGAAGGTGGCGATGTACGTAGACCTTACATTACAGGTGGTCTAGTTGGCCCTGCTATGGAATATTCAGATAGGAAAAAGCGGGACGATGAAGACGATGAAGAAGATAAAAAGAAAAAGCGAGATAAATCATACGGCACAGGAATGTAATTAATGGCAGGTCTTAGGATGTTACGTATTGTTGGTAATGCAGAACTTGTATCTAAGGAGCAAGCAGAAGCAGCAGCTAGAGCTGAAATGGAAGCTCGGCAAAATGAACCATACATACTAGGACTGGCGTCTTACATTAGAGAGTGTTGGGAAGCTGCAAAGCAAGCAAAAGATCCTATCGAGCTTACTATGCTCAAAGCGTTGCGTCAGCGTAACGGAGAGTATGAGCCAGATAAACTTGCAGCTATTCAATCTCAGGGCGGGTCAGATATTTATATGATGCTAACTGAAGTCAAGTGCCGAGGCGGTGAGTCTTGGTTACGTGACATACTGTTAGATTCAGGTACACCCCCGTGGGATCTAGAGCCTACACCTATTCCAGAACTTACACCACGGCAGCAAGCAGAGATACAAGAAGCATTTGCTGAGTCAGTGCTTGATATGATTAAAAGGTTAGGGCAAGCCCCTACACCTGCTCAGCTTAATGAGTTAAAAGAAATGGTAACCCAAGACTACAGGTTCGGCATCCTGCAAGGTGCTCAGAATCGAGTGGATAAAATGAAGGTTACTATTCAAGACCAGTTTGTACACGGCGGTTGGCCAGAGTCATTCAATGACTTTATTACTGATCTTGTTACATACCCGTGTGCTTTTCTAAAAGGGCCTGTAGTACGCAGGCAAAGACGGATTAAATATGATCAGACATCAGATTTAACTACAGTTGTAGCTGATGAGATTATAGCTCCAGAGTTTGAGCGAGTAGACCCGTTTGATATTTACCCAGAACCTGGGATAGCAAATATTAATGACGGCTATTTGTTTGAACATCACAAGCTAAGTCGCTCAGATTTAGCAGACTTAATCGGTGTCCCAGGATACGATGACGATGCAATAAGGCATTTGCTTGACCTAGGTGAAAACGAATATGGCAGCTGGATTACTCAAGACTTTGAGTACACCAAAGAACAAGAAGAAAATAAATACTATAGCCATAGACGGCCTACTACTATGTTTGATGCTCTAGAGTTCTGGGGCAAAGTAAGTGGTCAGATGCTCGTTGAGTGGGGTATGGATGAAGAAATGATTCCAGACCCAGCGAAGGAGTATGATGCTAACGTTTGGTTAATAGGTAATTATGTAATTAAAGCGGTTCTTAACTACGATCCGCTAGGAGAAAAACCATATGCCAAAACATCATTCATCAAAGCGCCAGGGGCGTTCTGGGGGAAAGGTATACCAGAAATTATTGAAGATGTGCAGAACGTTTGTAACGCAGCTGCACGGTCGCTTGTTAATAACATGGGCATATCTAGTGGGCCTCAGGTGGAGGTTAACCTTGAGCGTATCCCGCCAAATGAAGATATTACGCAGCTTCATCCGTGGAAAATTTGGCAAGTAACTAATGATCCCCTTGGAGCTAATGCACCTGCAGTCAGGTTTACGCAGCCTGAAGATAATGCAAATACATTAGCAGCTATATACGACAAGTTTGCCAAATTAGCAGACGATCACTCTGGTATTCCTTCCTACGTTACTGGTGATCTGAACGTCCAGGGTGCGGGTAGAACCGCCTCTGGGCTTTCAATGCTAATGGGATCAGCAGGTAAAGGTATTCGGCAGGTTGTCATGCATATTGACAATGATGTAATTAAACCAATACTTCAGCGTATCTTTTTGTACAACATGCGGTACAACGAAGATGAAAGCATTAAAGGTGATCTAGCTATTGTGCCTAAGGGTGCAGTTAACTTAGCTGTTAAAGAGACTGTCAATATCAGACGTATTGAGTTTCTTAATGCTACAGGTAACGAGATTGATTCACAGATTCTTGGTAAAGAAGGTAGAGCTGCTATCCTTAGGGAAGTTGCTAAAGGACTTCAGATGCCAGTTGATGACATCATACCATCGAAAGAAAAAGAAGCGTTTAAGACTAGGCTTATAAAAGCAGAGCAAGAAAAAGCTCAGCCTGAGCAAGGTCAGGTAACCGACCCAGCAGGTAATCCAGCGGGCGGTATGCAAGCAAATACAGTTCAAAACAGATCTACGGGGGCTAGTCAATGATTAGACCCCCTGACAGAGTCATGCAAGGACTAGCTGCTGTAGCTAAACAATATCCAGAAATTGTAGAATTTCTTGACGAGTGGAAGCAACATGAGTTAGAAACCTTACCATGTGTAACTAATAACGTGACACTACAACAGGGGCGGTGTCAAGTTCTTGGTGAAATATCCAAGTTAGTTAGAGAAGCCCCTACAACAGTGGCAAAGGTTTAATATGACCAGCCACCTAACACGCATACCTTAAGGAGCGAAAAATGGCAATACCAAAGCAAGTTCAGAAACAATCAGAGGCAGTACAAGAGTTGTACAAGGAGTTAAACGAGGATGAAGTTCAGGAGGCCCCTGTTGAGGAAACAGTTGAGTCAGCCCCTGAGTCCGAACCCAATGCCGACAATGTAACTGAAATTGCAGCCGAGTCTTCTGAAGAGCAATCAGAAGAACGCCAAGGTGTTGATTTCGAGCAGAAGTATAAGACCCTTCAAGGGATGTTTAACGCAGAGGTTCCACAGTTGCGCCAGACGGTGCAGGAACAGCAGGGTAGGATTGCCCAGTTTGAGAAGTTGTTGGCTACTATGAATCAGCAGCAAACTCAGGCTCCACAACAGCAAGTTACTCAGGAAAAACTGGTAACAGAAAAAGATGTTGAGGAATACGGTGATTCTATCGACATGATGCGTAAAGTATCTAAAGAAGAGTTAGGCTCTATGGTTAGTGAGATTAATGCTCTACGAGCACAAGTCGCACAGATGAGTCAGAATACTGTACCCCAAGTTCAGCAACTAGCTAATCAAGTTGGTGATACTCAGGAGCAGTTGTTCTGGTCAGAGCTAAATGGTCTTGTTCCTACTTGGCAAGAAATTAACGAACAGCAGGATTTTCAAAGTTGGTTGTTAGAAGTTGACCCACTATCGGGTATATCACGACAAGCATACTTAGAAGATGCTCAGCGTAAATATGATGCACAACGTGTTGCATCGTTCTTTACAACTTGGTCTGGCTTAAATGGTAACACTTCTGCTCAACAGGTAAAGTCCACGAATCGGAACGAACTTGAACAACAGGTTGCTCCAAAGAAAGGGAAAAGCCAAGGTTCAGTACCACCGCAGAAACAGAATTATACACAAGCCGACATCGGTAAGTTCTATGAGGATGTTCGTAAAGGGAAGTACAAAGGTCGTGATGAGGAGAGGGCAAAGATTGAACGTGACATCTTTGCTGCTCAGGCAGAGGGTCGCATAACTTAAATATGTGTTAGGAGGCCAAAATGGCATACGCAACATCCCCTGGGCACCCGCAGTATACTGGGAATTTTATTCCTGAGATCTGGTCGGGTAAGCTCATTGAGAATTTCTACGATGCAACAGTGCTCGCAGCAATCTCAAACACCGACTACGAAGGTGAGATTCGTAGCATGGGTGATACGGTTAACATCCGTACTACTCCTGAAATCACTATCCAGACCTATGTTAAGGGTCAGACTCTTGCAGTAGAGCAGCCTGATAAGCCAAAACTTCAGTTGCTCATCGACAAGGGTGAGTACTTTGCCTGTATCGAAGACGATGTAGACGAAGTACAAGCTGACATCAACATGATGGATCAGTGGTCAAAAGACGCTTCAGAGCGAATGAAGATTAAAATTGACCAGCGTGTCTTGACTGATCTTCTTCCAGATGTGTCTGCCGACAATAAAGGTGCGACTGCTGGTCGTGTCTCTGGTGACATTAACTTGGGTGCAGCAGGTTCACCTGTGGCTCTTACAAGCACTAACGTCATTGGTAAAATTGTCGATATGGGTACAGTGCTTGATGAAGCTAACTGTCCTGAAGGAGATCGCTTTCTTGTGATCCCTGCAAAGATGGCTGGTATGATTAAGCAATCTGATCTGAAAGACGCTTCTATTACTGGTGACGGGTCTACCCCACTACGTAATGGTCGCTTGGGTGTGATTGACAGGTTTACTGTTTATGTGAGCCACAATCTTTATAAGAACAGTGCGGAGTACAGTGTAATTGCTGGACATAAAATGGGCTTCACATTTGCATCTCAGATGACAAATATGGAAACCATCCGTTCTGAAACAACCTTTGGTAATATCATCAGGGGCCTACAGGTATATGGTTATAAAGTTGTTAAACCAGAAGCCTTGGCAACTGCTGTTATTACGCTTTAATAGGAGGATCAGATGGCTACATATACAGATTCACACGGCTTTAACAAAGGCGGTGCAGGTCATTCGGCTAAAGGTCTGACTAAAGTTACTATGGAAGAAGTGACTCTTGACTTTGCTAAGATCACTACAGCTCGCTCTACAGCAGGTGCTACAGCTCTTGCTGCAGGTGACATTATGGAAGTGATCTCAATTCCAGCAGATTCATATGTCATGGCTGTTGGCGCAGTTACTGAGACTGTTCAGGGCGCTGCTTCAACATTCCATATTGGCGATGGTTCAGACGCAGACGGCTATGTTGCTAGCGGTAACGCTAACGTACTTGGGGGCTATGCTTCTAACGGTGCGTTACTAATCGCTAACAATGCAGGTAAGTATTACTCTGCGGCAGATACGATTGATATTACAATCGGTGCCTCAGGTGCAGCACTTACTGCAGCTAAAATCAAAGTTTGGGCAATCGTTGCAGATTGTTCATAATTGAGTGGGGGGCGGGTTAGGTTTCGCACTGCGATGCCCCCCTCTTATTTGAGGTAAGCTATGGCAAAAATCGATAAGTCAAAAATGGCATGCAACAAACCAAAGCGTCAGGTATCTGGTGGTAAGAAGTTTGTTGTTAAAGCGTGTCAGGGTGGCAAAGAAAAGATTATTCGCTTTGGTGATGCCAACATGAAGATTAAAAAGAATCAGCCAGGTCGCAGGAAAAACTTCCGTGCTAGACATGGTTGTGACAGCAGGCCACCGTCTAAGATGACAGCTAGATATTGGTCGTGTAAGAAGTGGTAAGCTATGGGTAAGAAAGACGCATGTTATTACAAGGTGAAGAGCCGCTATA